AGCCAGCACTTCGCCCTCGCGCCCTCCTACTTGGCACACCTGCTCTGGCTCATCGAGCGCAAATATTTCGACCTGGCCCGCGAGGGCTTCGGCGGCAACGCGGCGGTTTATGCCTGCCTGCGGCTCCTCTGTCAGAGCGTGCCGGAGCCGCCGATGATCCCCTATCGCCAACTCGCGGACGGCGAACCGGGCAACCCGCTCGATTGGCAGCACCCGCTGCGGCAACTGATCCGGCATCCCAATCCCTTCCTGACCGAGTACGAGTTCCACGAACTCCGCGTCCTCTACACCGGCATCACGGGCATCGGCTACTGGTTCAAGGAGCGCGACCGCATGGGGCGCATCCTCGCCCTCTGGCCGCTGCGCCCTGACCGCGTCGGGCCGATCTATGGCCGACCGGAGGACGCGGAGGCGACGGGCAACAGCGCCGATGGCGTCCTGCTCGGCTGGTCGTATCTCATCCCCGGCACGACGCGCTACGAGGCGATCCCCCGCGATAACGTGATGGTGGACAAGTTCCCCGATCCGTCCGGTGAAACGGGCGGCATGGTCGAGGGACTGGGGCCGTTGCAGGTGCTTGCCGCCGAAGTGGGCGCGGACAATGAGGCGACAAAGTTTGTCGGCGCGCTCGTCAGTAACTACGCGATGCCGGGCATGGTGCTCGAATTGCAGGACAAGATCAAATCGCTCGATCAGGCGAAGATCATCAAGCAATCATTTATCCAGCAGTTCGGCGGCTCGCGGCGCGGTGAACCGGCCGTCGTGGACATGGGCGCGAAGGTCGCCCAGATCGGTTTCTCCCTCAAAGACCTCGAGTTCCCCGCCCTCCGCATGCACACCGAGACGCGCATCTCCTCCGCCTTCGGTGTCCCGGCGATCCTCGTTGGCCTCGAGGCGGGCATCAAGCAGGGCGTGCAGGCGACGATTGACGAGATGCGCGATCACTTCACGGAGACGACCCTATCGGCCTACTGGCGGCGTTTCTCGGACACCTTCACCAATAGCGTTGCCTACGACCCGTATGCCGGATTCGCGAAAACCGGCGGCATCATCTGTCGTTTCGACACGACGAAGGTGCGCGCTTTCGCGGCTCAGGCAACGAGCGAACTGGCGCAGTTCATCGAACTCTACAAAGACGGCGCGCTGACGATCAATGAGGTGCGCGAGATGGCCGGTATGCCTGCCCGCGACGATGGCGATGTCTATGTCTGGGGTATCGCGCGTGGTTCGGGCCTTCAGCACCCGATCCCGGCAGGTAAGAACGAAGCCGATCAGGTCAACGATGACAACGTGGGCAATGCCGCTGCCGTTGCCGCCCTCGAAGCCGCCGACGTGAAAGTGACGCAGGAGACGAAGGGCGCGCCTATCAGCGGCCCATAGGAGGCGCAGCATGCCCGGCACGATCCACACGAAGCACACGACCCATCCGAAGCACGCCGTCCACGTCAGCAAGAGTGGCCGCAAGGGACCCTCGGCGGTGCATCGCACGACAGGTAAGATCCAACACGCCGTGACGGTCAAGAAGCATTAGACGGGAGCACACCATGGACGCACTACGCATGGCGGCGGGCGAGGATGCCGTGATCGAGGGCTGGCTTGTGCCCTTCGACAGCCATCTCGCGGGCGGACGCGATTCGTACGGCACGCAGTTCAGCGCCCGCACGGATTACCGTCTCGACTGGTTCCCGACGCGCCCGCTCCTCTACCAGCACGGCCTCGACCCCGCGACGGCCCTGGAGCCGGTCGGCGTCATCCGCTCGGTGGATGTGCGCGATAAGGGCGTCTGGATGCAGGCGCAACTCGACCAGCAGAGCGACTACTTCGGCGCGATCCGTCAGTTGGTCGAGGAAGGCAAACTCTACCTGTCGAGCGGCAGCGTCGAACATCTCGTCCAGATCAATGCGCGCACGCGGCATGTGGATGTCTGGCCGATCATCGAGGGCAGTCTGACGCCGACCCCGGCGAACCTGCTGGCCGATATCCCCGTTAAGACCTTCCGCGCCGTCGTGCCCTCCTTACCGACCGATCTTGCCGATGATGCGACGATCACGCACCGCGCCGTGACGAGCCTCTACGAGCGCAGTTATCAGGACATCTACAGCGACATCATGGAGCGCATCAACCCGCCGTCGCTGTTTGGCGATATGCCGCAGACCTACAACACGATTGACGCTCTCTTTGCCGATCACGTCATCGTCTGCCGCTATGACAGCGACGGCGACGGCGACGGCAGTTATTGGGATATTCCGTACACGCTCGACGCCGACCTCGAACCCGTCCTCGATGAGGGCAACGCCGCGCAGGTGGACAAGGGGTACGTGCCTCGAACGGCCCGCAGTGCCGAACTCCCACTGACGATTGATGCCACCGATACGATCCGCCACGTTGCCGCGCTCACCGTACGCACGAAAGACTACGGTGAGCGGCGCTATCGTGAGGGCCGGATGCTCTCCGCGAACAACCTCAAGACGATCAGTGAAACCGCTGACGGCTTGGAGATGCACGCGCGAACGCTCCGCGACCTTCACCAGCGAGCGACCGGAGAGGCTGAGGATGCGGCGCGAGCCGCGTACTACGCCGACCCTGACGCGCGACGTTTGCAGATAGCCGTCCTCGACCTCTAACCGACCCCACCGCTTCCCTCGCCGCCGCAGGTGCGATGCCTGCGGCTTTCGCACATGGAGAACACAATGGCAGAGACATTGCACGACCGATTCCAGGCGATCCGCAGCGAGATTCGCGCCCTCGATGAGCAGGGCGTTCTCGCGGGCGACGATGCGCGCCGCATGGCAGAACTGATTACCGACGCGAAGGGCGTCAAGGCGCAGATCGAGCAGCGCGGCGAAGTCGCGGATCTCGATGCGTGGGCGGGCCGCTCGACGGGCGTTCCCGGCGTTGCCTCGGTGCAGGCCGTGCGTGCCTCCGGCGCGACGACACTGGAGCGCAAGGGCGATACGGTCTCGCTCGCCGATGAGTACGGTGAGGGGATGGTGGACGCCAAGACGCGCAGCGTGATCGGCACGCCGGAATACCGCGACGCCTTCCGCACCTATCTGCGCCAGGGCAACAACGCGCCCGCGACCGCCTTCCGCACCCTGCAGGAAGCATCGGACACCTCCGGCGGCTACCTCGTGCCGGAAGACGTTCTCGCCCGCGTCATCTCCCGCGAACCGACGCCGACCCGCGTGGCCGGGCGCGTCACGCAACTCGCTACGGGCCGCGACGTGATGACGATCCCGCAGATGCGCTATTCGACCGACGACCTCTATACGAGCGGCATCCGCGCGACGTGGACGGGTGAAATCCCCGCCTCCGCGACGACGGCGCAAGTCACCGATCCGGTCTTCGGCAACACGCGCATCAACGTCTACACGGCGATGCTCTCGATTCCGATGACCAACGACATGATTGAGGATGCGAACTTCCCGCTCGTCTCGTACGTCTCCGGCAAGTTCGGCGAGACGATTGACCTCCTGAAAGACAATATGGTTCTCAACGGCACGGGCATCGGCCAGCCGACGGGCATCCTCGTCAACCCGGCCGGTGACGCCAATCAGCCGAAGGTCGTGGTCTCCGGCAGCGCCTCGACGCTCACGACGGCGGGCATCATCAATACCGCCTTCGCGCTGCCTGAGCAGTACGACGACAATGCCTGTTGGGTTTTCAACAAGGTTTCGACGGGCAAGACGATTGCCAACCTGCTCGACACCACCAACCGACCGATCTGGGGCATGGGCGTTGACGACGCGGGCTTGCAGAGCGGCTACATGAAGCGGCCCCTCGTCGGCTATCCGGTCGTCTACTCCGGTTTTATGCCGAACGTGGCGGCGAACGCATACCCGGCGATCTTCGGCAATCTGAGCGGCTATTACCTCGTCAACCGGATCGGCTTCTCGATTCAGGTGCTCCGCGAGATTTCCGCACAGGTCAACCAGATCGTCATTCTCGGTCGCGTCCGCTTCGGTGGCGTGCTGGCCGAGCCGTGGAAAGTCTTTGCCCACCAGTGCCACACCTAAACCGACCCGCTGAACTGGCCTCGTGAGCGGGGTACACGCCCCGCTCCCCGCACAAAGGAGCGCCCACCGTGGCAAACATTCACCGTTTTTCTCAGTCCGTCAAGGCGGTACTCAGTTTCGATGCGGTACTCGCCAACAGCACGCAGAACGGCGTATTCGTGGATTGCCTCGGCTACCGCCGCGCGGCAATCGTTTTCAACACCTGGACGGGATCGGCGACGACGAGCAACTTCACCGTCTCCGAATCGGCCGATGGTTCCACCGGCGTCGTCACGGTGGCGGGCGCGACGCTCGGCAGCGCCGTTGTCGCGTCCACTGCGGACGCGGGCACACAACTCGTGGACGTTGACCTGTCGAAGCGGCTCCGCTACCTGCGCGTCAACAGCGTCGGCACGGGCACGGCGGGCAATGCCTCCGCGACGATCCTGCTCTATGAGGCCGACAACGGCGCAGTGACGCAGCCGGTGGCCGCGCTCTCCGTTTAGCCACCTGTCCCCGATAGGAGATTGCCATGAGCGATTACTGCACGAGCACCGACGCAATCTCCTATCTGGGCACGTCCACCTTTGATGCGCCCAATGACACGGCACTGCTTAGCGAACTGATTACCCGCCATTCGCGGATGATTGACCGCAAGACGGGGCGCGCCTCCGGCTTCTGGGCACCGCAAACTGCCGTCACACGCACCTATTCGGTCGATCTCGGCTCCGACGAAAACGATCTCGTCACCTCCGAGACCGACGTAGGCGCGAACTGGCTGACGATTGACCCCTTCGACACGATCACCGCCGTCACGATGTCCACGGCGGTTGACCGCTCCGACGCGGTGACACTCAATCTCGTTACCGCGACCGACCCCTATTACGTTATCCGCTACCCCCTGAACGGGCCGCCCTATGACCGGCTGCGGCTCGCCAATGGCCCCTTCTGGCCGGATCGCTTCGGCATTGGCAATGTGCAAGTGACGGGCAATACGAGCCTGCCGGACGAACTCGCGCATGCCTGCTGCCTCTGGGTGGCGCATACGTGGAAAGCGCGCATGGCGAACTGGGCGGGGCGCATCGAGCGACCGGATGGATCAACGATCTCCATTGACCGCCGCCCGCCGCCCGATGTCGCGGACATCCTCGACCAGTTCACCAACGATGAGACGCGCGTCTATATCTGGTAGGGGGCATCATGGCTGAACTGGTTATCACGAGCGGTATTGACGCCCTCGTTGCGCGCCTCACCCGCCTCGCTGCCGCGATTGCCGAACTGCCCCTGATGGAGACGCATGTGACGAGCAGCGCGCCCTATGTCGGGTACGTGATCGGCGGCACGCGCGCCCATGACATCTATCCCCGCGACAAGCAAGCCCTCTTCTGGCCGGGTGCGCGCCATCCGGTCACGCATGTCCATCATCCCGGCACGAAAGGGAACGACTTCCCCGCTGCGGCGACCCGCGACATCCTCCCGGCCGTCTCGCGTGCATTGGAAGTGACGGTCGCCCGCGCCGTCGAAAGTGAGATCGGTCCGTCCGTTCAGGAGACCTACCGCGCGGGGATGGACGAACTACTCGCCGAGGTCAAGAAGCGTTCTCCCGTCAAGAGGGGCCGCCTGCGCGACTCATTCACTGTGGAGTACACCCGATGAGTTCGCCGCCAAGCCTGATGCTCGATCAAATCAAGATCATCGCGCAGACCGCCATGCAAACCATCGCGTCCGGTGCGGTCGTCGTCATCGGGCAACCCCTCACATGGAGCGCGTCCGTGTTCGCCTACTGCTGGAACGATGACGTGGTTGGCAGCGAGTTCGCCGGGCCGTCCGTGATTCGCGACACT